ATCGTGTTAGGTTTCTTCGGGTCAAATGATTTGCTCGTCTTTTTGTGCAAAAGGTCCGCTACAATTTCTACATTATTTCCAACGTCAGGGAAATATACCAAGTGTTTCCACGAATAAAACATAGAAGCGTTAACAAGTAACTCCATCAAGACCTGCGTTTTTCCGCTCATTGGGAAACCCGTCCAGTCGGTGCAATTCCCCAACTGCATCGAATAGTGTTTATCCAAACTTTCAAACCCTAAATACTTACCCCTTTCGTGGTATTTATCTCGGTATGTTTTAAGTTGATTAATTACGTCGTTAGGTTCTGTAACCTTAAAGCCTTCTACTCCCATGCTGCCTTCACTTTATTTTGTTGCTTAATTTGTCCGAAGGTACTATTACTTTTCTGTCGTGTTTTTATCCAACTACGGACGGTTAAATTAGCACTATTATACTTCCTTTTTAGTTGTTTAGTATTTTCCATCGCCATAAACACTTCAACTAAATCATACTTGTCAAATTCAACTAACAGACGTACAGCGTCCAAGTTGTTTATTGGTGAGGCTAAACCTTGCACCTGAGGACAATTAGTATTTAAGTATTCAACGAGTGGATGTACTTGTTCTTTGTTTATTGTTTCTTGTTTATTTATACTAACAGTGCTTTGACTTTGCTTTGTACTGTGCTTTTGCAGTGCTTTGTCTAGTGCTTTGGTAGGTGCTTTTGTATTTTTTACAATAGCAATTATATTAGATGAGTATTGATTTTTACTAATTTCTATCATCTTAATAAATCCAAAGTCAACAAGTTCTTGCAATCCTGCCGAGTACGTTCGCCAATTTTTAACACCTATTGCTTCCATAACCATTTGAGAAGGAAGCCCGAATTTATCCTTCCATCCTAAACGGTTGCAATGCTCAATAGAAAAGTAATAAATTGCATAGTGTATTGGCTTCACTTTGTCGGGGTTCTCAAAAGCCCAGTTACAAAAGTTCCTGCTTAGATCGTAACTATTCATATCAACTTATTTAAATACTCAATTAGTTGTTTAACATCTTTGGTGTTTAATCCTACGCCAATACTTTTTTCACCATTAACAACTTCAAACAGAACTGTAAGTCCATCACTTACGAATAATTTATCACCACTTTTAGGAGACAATTTACACGAAAACTCTAAATAATCTTTTTCTTCATTCATAACTTAAATTTTTAATCAATAAAAAAGCCCCATCAACTTTCGCGGCTTCCACCTCGCTACTCATTAATAGGGCTAAATAACACCTTAAAGTTCTATAATGTGGAAGCGAACTCGTCTTGTAAATATAAGTACAATACTCTAAATTTGGTTTAATTTCTTCAATTTAGTTCTTAACATTCGTTCGATATTCCTTGCTGAAATGATAAACGCGGTGTTAAAATCTGATGCGTTCGTGTTATTGATTTCGATGCAGTCCAACACGTCAGAGAACTTTTGCATAAGTAAAGGATGAAAACCATCCAATGCGTCTATAAGCATCTGTTGCGAATAAATTACTGTTGCGTGGTCCTTGTTAAACATATTCCCTGATTCAGTCAAAGACAACCCGGTTAAAGTTGCCCAAGCCATACCAAGTTGTCGCCATTGCATTTTATCTCTTGACCTGTCAGCTATCTTCAACTCTTCGTGTGAATAAGGGCACACAAGAAAAAACTCGTGCATCGTATAAAAATTGCGTTGCGGTAGTTTACTTAAAATGTAGTTTAGTCTTCTACCGTATTCTGTGCTGTTCTTAACCATTGTCTGAATGCTATTTGTATGTTTACTTGTTGTTCTGAGGTCTCAGGTGATGCGTTCTTCATTACGCGTTCATCGAGTTTACGAATTTGATTTATGAGGTTCTGCGTTGCCATCTTCATTTCTGTACGAAACGCTTTGTCTTCGTTTAGGTCTTCGAGGAAGTCGGCAAGTACTGGGAGAATCGCTATAGATGAAATTAGTTTTAAGTCGTTGTTCATAGTTTATCAATTTCGCGTTTAACTTCTTCCCAGTAATTATTAGTATATCTACCAACTAAAGATATTATTTCATCAACTGCAATTAAAGCGCATTTTTTAGCGTGATGGTGTTGCATTGTATGTTGGTCTTCATCATCCCAAAAATCTACATCATACATCAGTGCTACTAAACTTTCTGCTTTTTCTTTTGGTGTCATATCTCGTAAATGTCAATGATTACACCCTCCCAAAGGTCGGCTTTAATTCGTGCGTCTTCTTTGCTTACTGCGGTCACTATTTTATACATCTCTGTCCAAGTCTTGTGCGCGTAGCCTTTGTAAATTACTTTAAATCGTTTCATCTTCCGTGTTTTTAAAAGTGTCGTTATAATAATCTTGTCCATTATACCAATATTGAAAGTTCGTTTCGCCTTTCGAGTTCTTTAACTTGGCACCGTGCGCTTCAATTATTTGGTGGCGTTCTTTTTCTTTGGCGTGTTCAATGATCTCTACACGCATCTGAGCCGACAAGTAACCCCACGTTTTCATCTGTTCTTCTAACCATTCAACTGCCGTTAAATTTTTCATCCGTTTGCTTTTTTAATTTCACTAATTCTATTTACTAAGTCCGCGTTGTAGTTCGTCCACCAGTTCTTACGGTCTGCGTGGGTAATTGCCAACTGGCGTTTGATCGTTTCCTCAAACGTCTTGAGGTCTACTTTAATACTCAAAGTCTTTACTTTCATAAGGGTCTATTAATGTTACTTTAATTCCTTCGCCTTCGCATTCGTGGCATTCGTCTTTTACTGAGAACCCAAAAGGTCCGTACTCGCTTACATATTCTCCAACTCCAGTTCCTGAGCAATACTTACAAGCTACTTCTACTATTTCGTACATGGTTAAATATCAGTTACGTTAATGTCTGCTATGTTGATCATTGTTTCTTCGACTATATTTCGAGCCGTGTAATATGCGTTACTTTCTGCGTCCGTCTTTGCGACCTTTTGCAAGTGACTAAGTTGGCGAATGATTTCTTTGTAGCCCTCAATAAGTGCTTCAATCTTTTCGTGTTTTTGTTCGATGATTACTGATTGTTTAAATTCGTAAGCTGTCATGATTTAAAGTATTAAAGTGAATAAAAATAAAATACGATTGATAAGATAAGGAGTCCTGCGAAAAGACCGCCTAAAGTGTTACGCTCGTCTGCGTTGCGTGGGGTGAAATAGTTGATTAAGTTTTTCATTTTATTTTGTTTATTAGGTTCGTAAAAAATTCAATTTGTGCTTCAATTTTTGGTATTGCCTTTTTGTGCCCTTCTCTTGCTGAGTTCTTTGGGTCTGTACTGCAAAAGATAGATTCTTCAAGACCTTTAACCTGCACTTGTAAATCGTAGTTTAAGTGTTTCAACAAATGATCTCGTTCTTCGGTTGTTAATTTTTTCATGTTGTTTTGTTTTTTGTTTTGTGCCTTATTGACCTTACAAATGTACTGCATTAATTTTAATACGCAATACTTTTGCACACTTTTTTAACAAAATAATTTAAGGTCATTTCTGAAAGTCAATGATACCAACGGTTTTAGCGTGAAAAAAACTTTTTAGGAATTTACAAAATAAGGGTAAATGTGTGACGGAATAGGACTAAAGTAAGGGTGTTGCCTGAAAATTTTTAATTTTTTTCGGGAATAACCTTAAAAAAAATAAGGGTAACCCCTTAAAGATTACCCCTATAAACCTAAACATGAAAAAGAAGTAGGTCAAATATACTAAATATTATTCTCCATTTTGTATTTAAGCCAGTCCATGTACACTTTATTGTTTACTGAGTATGCTGAACGGCATCCGTCTTTACAAAGAAACGAGTGCATGATTGTACCCGCCGACGTTGTGTAGGTCTTACTTAGTCGTATGTTAGGCGTTCCGCAGTTAGGACATTCCCAACGTTCACCACCTCGCAAAGTAGAATAGTTGACTTTGTGCTTTGAGTAAGGGCGCAATTTATCGAAGACCTTTTCTAAAATTACGACGTCGTTTTTGCAGTACTCGACTATATGATCAAGTGCCTGAGGGTCTTTGTCGAAAATAATCTTTTTCCAAGTGTCAAACCCCCCAGTATCAACCTTGCCACCAACTTCTAAATACTTGGCTATGTAGTCTAACTTATTTGAGTTAAAATAAAACCCACTTTTAGCGTATTTAAGCGTGTCAATGGTGCGGTAAGTAGGAAACATATCAATGTCGTGAAATATACACCTTGTACGCAACCATTTAATGTCGAAGCGGTCCCCGTTGTGTCCGATTATTTCGTCTGCTTTGTTGAGTTCCTGAATGAACTTTTTTAATAGGGTCTTGTCGTCTTGTTTCTTGTCCCACGTCAACGCATGCACTTCGTCTTCGCCTTCCCACTTCCAACACACGCAAATAATAGCACGCTCTTTTACTATATTGTCGTGAGTTATGTTTAGGTTGTACCCGATTCGCCAGCTTGTGACTATATTCGGTGAAGTTTCAATGTCGAAAAATAGTCTTTTGCGTGTCATGGTCTAAACGTTTCATGATAGTCGGCTAATCTATTCAGCCAACCTCTTCTAAACTTTGCGTTTTTCATTCCGGGTTTGCTGATAGCAATGAAGAAAGCCTCCCGGAGACGAATTAACTCATCAAATAGGATACGATCATCTAACTCATTGGCAGCCTTTAAAGTCATTGGTCCGATTTTGCCGTCAATGGCTACATTTTTACCTAAGTTATTCAAGGCTTGTTGTAGTGTTATGATTGCGCGGTGTTGACCTGAGCCCCAAGCCATACCTGAAACGATAACCCCAACGGAAAAACACTTAAACTCGTCGGCTCTACATTGGTCCCAATATCCTTTCTTGAATATCTTAAACCAGTCTTCACTATTCATGTTTAAGAACCGCTCGTCGTTTGTTGTGCCAAACATACCTACCCAAGTTGAGTAGCAAATACCCATGTTTGTGTGGTACATTTTACCCTTAAATAATGTCGGGCAGTACATCGCACTGCATGAGTCGGACGGGTCACCTGAAAGACCGCCTTCCCACTTCTTAATAAATTTTACGTAAGTTTCTAAATTCATAAGGTTTTTTTTGCTAAAGTAAAGCTTTTCGTAACAAAATAAACATTAAAATAAGGAAGAGAATAAAGGACGAAATGAGTAAATAGTTCTTTACTTGGTTTAGTGGTGAACGTTTTTCTCTTATACGTTCCGTTTTTAAGTCATTTTCACGCGATTTAAGCGCATTTCTCAAGCTGTCCTTATACATTAATCGAATTGTACGCAAAGAGTCGTTAAAACGCTTATAATCGAATTTAATTTCATAACGTGTTTTTGGTATATAAGAAGTTCTGTAGTGAATGATAGTATCTTTTGACGTGATTATTTTCTCCCAATAGGTCGTGTCGTGCTTAATTACGAGAAAACTATCCACTTTAGTTATTCGGATGGTGTCGCTGATCGTGTCGCACCGATAACCTTTTTTCTCAGCGCGTCTAATTAGGTTCTGAACCGAGCATGAAGTCAGTAATATGATCAAAAATAAATACCTCATCAAAATGAATCTTTAATTGCTTTTGCTTTCTTAATAAACGACTTGAAACGTGCAATAAATCCCTTATCGTCTCCGTATTTTAAACGTATCTTTTCGTCAATGCTCACCACTTCGATGGACGCAAGGAATAACCCAACTAATTTAGTCAAAGTATAATCAACTGAAAAGACGATTTTAACCATGTCGTTAACCATTGCAAAGTCAATAAGGAAAAATAAGATGACCGCACTTTGGTACGTGATCATTTTACCTACTAACCCCTGACGAAGGCGACGACTTGAAAACTTTTC